TGCGCCTGCTCCTGCGTCAGGCGTTCGGCCTCCGCCTTTTCGGCGGCGCGCTGCTTGATCTGGTCGATCTGGAACTGTTTGAACGCCTCGGGCTGCAACACGGGGTCCGGCACCACGATTTCGGCGGGCGGGTTCAGCTTGGCCTCGATGGCGGCAAGCTTGGCCTGCAATTCCTGGAACTGCGCCTCTGCGGCCTTCCGGCGCTCGCGCTCCTGATGCAGCGCGCCCTGCGGGACCATGCCAGGCGGGGGCTTGTCGGCGTCCGGGGCCGGGGTTTCCGCGACCGGCGCGGGCGTTTCGGCGGGGGCCGGGGTTTCCGGCACGTCCACAACGTCTGCGGCCTCGACCTCGGGGCCGGTATCTGCCTTCATCGCTTCCATCGCCGCGCTTTCGTCGGCGGTCATCACTTCGCTCATGTGCTTTCCCTATCGCATGGGTTGCGTGGCGCTGGCCGGGCGCGGTTGAGAGGCCATTCCGGGCATGGCCGGGGGCTGAATAGGCGTCACCGCCTCTTTCCCCGCCCGGACCTGATAGAGCGCAGCCTGCGCCTGATTTTCCTCCGCTTCGGACTGCGTTTTCTGGATATCCGCCTGCGCTGCGGCCATCGCCAGCTGCTCTTGCTGGTTGGCCTGCGGGTTCTGCTTCTGCTCCGCCGCCTTGGCGCGGACCTTTTCGGCGAAGGACGAAGGCAACGGGCTGTATTCCAGCACATCGGCCCAGTCTTCCAAGCCAAGCCCGCCCTGCTGCAGCACGGGCATCATCTTCTCGATCACCGCCCAGGCGCGCTCTTTCTCGTTCGGCGCGGCAGGGCTGTCGTCCACGATCACGTCGTATTTGCGCGTCCCGGTTTCGGTCGCCAGCGACACATATTGCGCCAGCCCCTCCCGGACGATCCGCACCAGCCTGCCGGTGGGCGCAATGTGGTCCCGCAGGAAGGACAGGATCACCTCGCCCTGCGTCTTGCGGTAGTAGCGCAGGCTGTCGAAGTAGGTCGCCAGCGTCGTCATGCTGGCCTGCTTGCGCTGCGCCTCCAGAATGCCGGCCTGCTGCCTGTCGGCCATGCCCATCAGCTCAAGCGAGACGCCCGACGTGTCCCGGATCGTGCTGATCGCGAACTGCGTCAACTGCATCAGCGCCGCTGGCATCTGCACCTGCGGCTTGGGCTGGATGCGGCCCGCTGTCAAAGCCCCGTTTGCCACCGCAACGGCGCTGTCAGCCGCCGCCCAGCCCTCCTCAAAGGCGTTTGCGTCCAGAACCGCTCCTTCTTCGTACATCACCCCGCCCTTGGCGTTGGCGTTGATGATGTGCAGCGTCTGGCTCAGCCACTTGTTCGCGTATTTCTGCGGGTCCATCATGACCCTGAGAAGCCCGTAGAACCGCTTTTCCTTCCGGTCGTAGTTGCCAGTCATCGCCTTGAACGTGCAGCCGTCCTTGCAGGGCTGGTTTTCCAGCAGGATGCCGTCGCGGCCCAGAAACGCCTGCTTCCAGACGTATTTCGTCATCGGGCGGTTCGGGATCACCGTGTCGATGGGCATCACCTTGCCCAGCTTGTCCCAGTCGGCCTTCGGCATTTCCTTCCGCTGGCCGTCCTGCGGATCGACATATTCGACCGACTTGACCTTCTCGCGCCACTGCACCTGGACAACCGTAACCGTGCCGTCGCTGGCCTGCCCGTCTTCCCGCTCGCCAGACTTGTATTGGTCGCCGATCAGGGTTTCATGGCTTTCGCCCTCGTCCTTCGCCTTGCTGATCCAGTCGGCGTTGATCTCGGCGGCGTCCTTGCCGGGGAACATGTCCAGCGCTTCGTCCAGCGGGATTTGCCGCACCCGGGCCGCCCTGGTCGCGTCCTGCAAGCCCTTGCGATGCGCGTGGCTGTCCCAGCACATTTCCAGCGGATCGAGCCGCACCACACGCGGTGCGCCCTCAACATCGGCCACGTAGTCGAGAAGCGTTTCCGTCCAGCCCAGCCCGGCAACCAGAAGATCCTCGAACGCCTGCGTCTCCTCGTCCTCGGCGTTGCTTTCGTCGCGAAACCACTCGGCCCCGGCGGTCAGGATTTCATTGGGCTTGGCGTCGCCGATCTCGCGCGGAATGAACCGGACCTCGGTGCGATTGTTGATCTCGGACCCAGAGACGGACGCGATGATGACCTGCACCCGGTTGAAAACCACCGGGACCCGCTGGTTTTCCGCCAGCGCGGCCTTTTCCTCCTCGGTCCACTGGTGGCCGTCCTTGAAGGCGTATTCCTTCTCGGCTTCCTCGCGCCACTTGGACAGGGCGCGCCAGTCGGACTGGACGCTGGATTTAAGTTGTTCGAAGTCCATCACGCCGCCCATGCGTTGCCGCGCTTGCGAGGCGCAGGTTTTGCGGCCTGTGGCCGATAGCCGATCACGAGATAGCGGAACGCATCAGCGCCGTGGCTGGCCCATGAATGCATCGGGCGCGGCTTGAACGCCTTGGCCTTTTCATCCCACTCGCGCTGGTATTGCCGCAATGCCTCGACCCCTTTTGCGCAGTTGGCTGCGTCAAACCATGCCGCAGGCAGAAAGCTGCGCACCGCCTGGATGCCGTCATCCAGAGGAATGCTGTCCGCGATGGTGATATCCCTGAGGCCAAGAGCTTCCAGCGTCTCGACCCGCGTCTTACCGGTGCCCAACTCCCGCACCCGCGCGTCATGTGGCAGAATGTGGGGGCCGTAGATGTAGGGCTTGCCCTTGAGAACGCTGACATAGTGATCCAGCCCAACCCCGCTGGCCTCGTAGTAGTCGATGATCCGTTTTTGCGCGCCGTGGAACTGCGCGAACCAGATAGCCGTGGTGTCCCCGATGCCCAGGTCCCATGCCGTGTAGACCGGCAGGGATGGCTCATACGGGACCGCCGTGATCCGATCCGCGTCGGTGGCCGCGCGCATTTCCTTGCCGTAGTAAGCCCCCAGAATGGCCGCCTCAAAGCTGCACTCGAACTCCTGCTCATAGCGATCATCGCCCATCGCGCGGCGGGCTTCGTCAAGCTCAGACTGCGGCAGGATCCCGGTCTGGGACGCCTTCAGCACCATCGAAAACCACTCCGGGCTGTTGGCGGCGTGGCTGTGAATGTCCCAGAACTCGTTCTTGCCTTTCGGCGTCCCCATGAAGGTCGCGCGGCCCTGTCTGTCAGCCAGCGCAGGCCGGATCACCATCGGCCAGGCGTTCGGGGGGAAATCCGCAGGCTCGTCCAGCGCCGCGTCGTCGAAATACAGCCCCCGCATGGCGTCGTAGTTGTCGGCCCCGAACAGGCGCAGGCGCGACCCGTTGGGATAGTCGATCCGCAGCTCGCTCTCGTTGACCCTGATTCCAGGGATCGGCCCGCTGTAGAATTTGGCGTAATCCCAGGCGATGGCCTTTGCCTGGGAGTAGAACGGCGCGATGTAGGCGCAGCGCGTGTCTGACTTGTTCGACGTCATCGCGGTGCGGATCAGGTCGTTGACCACACCCACGGTTTTGCCATAGCGACGGTGCGCGACGATGCAGGCCCAGCGTTCAGTGCGGCGATGATACGCCCGCATCTGGTCGCGGGGGGTGTACGGGATTTCAACTACCGGCATCGCGCCATTGGATGATCAGCGGCCCGCCGCCTTCGCCGCCGTGCTCGTGGTTCACGCGATCACGCCACAGATCGGGGCGGCGGTTCTTGAGCCAGAAGATCGCCGCCGTAGTGTCGGGCGCGATCTTGGCGGTAAACGGCGCATACACAGGCTTATCCGCACCGGCGGGCATGAAGATTTTCACTTCTTCCTGTTCGTAGCCAATGGCGCGGTGATACAGAGAACGTTCAACGCGCTCGTCTGCGACTTCCTTCCCCGCCTTTAGGGCCTGACAGAATTCGTCGTGAGTGTTTTTCCAGCGGTAGATCGTGCGAACGTCCACATTGTAGAAGTCTGCGATCTCGGCGTCTGTCGCCCCCTTGCTGGCGAGGGCCCTTGCGCCTTCAGCGTATGCCGCTTTGTAGTCAGTTGGGCGACCAGCCATATCCGCCCCCTGAAAAGTGCACCCCGCCGTGGCGGGGATTGTCGCGGTGAT